GCGCAAACATCATGAGCTATGTGATCGCATCCTCGAAGCTTGGCAAGATCGGTGAGCTGTACGAGCCAAGCGCTGGCATCAATGTCGCTGCGCTTCTGGCTGGTGGCTTCATCGTTGAGGCTGAGGTATCAACCACAGAAGAAGCAAAACCTGCTAAAACTAAATCCAAGAAAGCATCCAAGGAGTAATCATGGCAACCAGCACCTATCTCTCATCACCAGTCGTCACCGTCAATGCAGTGGATCTCACCGATCAATGCACCGGCGCAACCGTGAACATCAACTACGACCAGCTCGAAGCAACCGCTTTTGGAGACAGCTCACGCAAGTATGTCTCGGGACTCGGCAGTCACTCAGTCACACTCGACTTCTACGCAAGCTTTGCAGCGACCGAAACTTGGGCAACACTCAAGAGCCTTGTCGGAACCTCAACGACTGTCATTGTAAAGCCAACCACTGGTGCTGACTCAGCAACCAATCCGGGTCTGACATTTACCGGGACATTCTTGGCTGCACTACCAATCGTGACCAGCCTTGGGGCCCTTGGGACCATTTCAGTGGTATTCAATGGCGGCGTTTACACTTCTGACGAAAGCTAATAACTGACCGCGCACCGGTCCGACACGAAAGCGAGAAGAAATGAAGCTGCACCTAAAGGTGACAGAAGCAGGCAAAGACCCATACGAAGTGACAACTAATCTCGTCACACTCGTCGCATGGGAACGAAGGTTCAAGCGCAAAGCGTCAGACATGGCGAACGGGATCGGCGTAGAAGATCTTGCGTTCTTGGCGTGGGAAGCATGCAAGCAAGCGAAGATCGTCGTGCCGGGAGAGTTTGACAAGTTCATTGCCAAGCTCGACTCGGTAGAAGTGAGCGCTGAGGAAATAGAAAACCCTACCCACGCGGAACTCACCGAAGGCTCCTAGCAGAATTGCTGGTCAGTCTTTCGTGGGCTCCGCGCTTTTACGAAGAAGAGTTTGACACTGCCGACCTTCTCACTGTCACTACTGTGTTAGAGGAAAGAAACAGGAAGTGAGAACATGGCGAGAACTGGCGTTCAAGTATTTGGGATCAAGGAAGATCTCAAGACGCTGAACAAACTCGCCCCAGATCTACGCCGACAGATCACAAAGGATTATCGCGCACTCATGCAGCCGACGATCTCGGACGCGCGAAACAATCTCCCAGCTGGCATCGGTCAGACAGTCATGCGTGGCTTCGGTCGTAAATGGCGACACATCTTCCCATGGGACAAAGCAATTGCAAACCGATCCATCACGGTCAAGATTGACACTCGACGCGCGCGCAAGCGGAACATGGACAAAGGCGCACAATACGAAACTCTGAGCGCGTTCGTCATCCAGCAAAAGAACCCTGCCGGCATCGTGTTTGACATCGCTGGGCGTGGTGGTAAATCGTCATCATCGCAGAAACGAAAAGGCGTGAACTATGACTGGAACAACACGCTAATTGAGAACATGGAGAAGACCTTTGGGAAGGCTTCGCGTTCTATGTGGCCTGCAGTTGAAAAGAACACGGACAACATTGAAGCAGCGATCAAGAACATCACAGAAGAAGTCGAGCGCAAGCTGACGGAAGCATTGAGCAGGAGCAACATCTAATGGCTATTCGCATCCCCATTATCACAGACTTCCAAGGTGACGGACTCAAGAAAACCTTTGAGCAATTCAAGGCACTAGAAACCAATTCACAGAAAGCAGCGTTCGCAGTAAACAAAGCATTCCTGCCGGCAACGGCTGCGCTCGCTGGTCTTGCTGCAGGTCTTGTCGTCACAGCAAAAGCGGCAGCTGCGGATCAGGCTGCACAAGCACAGCTGGCGCGTCAGCTTCAAGCAACCACTGGAGCGACCGACAAACAGATCCAAGCAAATGAAGACTTCGTCAGCACGCTTTCTATGGCGGCAGCAGTGGCAGATGATGAGCTTCGTCCAGCACTTGCCAGCCTTGTGCGTGGCACTGGCGATCTGGCATCCGCACAAGACGCTCTCAAAACTGTGCTCGATGTATCGGCAGCGACCGGCAAAGGAGTCCAGGAAGTAGCGGACGCTGTCAGTAAGGCATATGCCGGCAACACAAAAGCGATCAAACAACTATCCCCAGAGCTTTACTCACTTATCAAAGATGGCGCATCCGTTGATGAGGTCATGCAGTCGTTGGCAAAAACATTCGGCGGATCAGCATCACTTGCAGCGAACTCTGCACAAGGACAATTCAAGCGATTGTCAATTGCAATGGACGAAACAAAAGAAGCGATCGGTGCTGCAGTACTCCCGATCGTGAATGCTTTGCTCCCAGCGCTGATCTCATTCGGTAAATGGGCTCAAAGCAATGTCGGAATCATTCTCGGAATCGGCACAGCAATCGCTGCAGCAGCAGCCGCGCTGGTCACATTCAAGGTCGCCATGCTCGCAGCGAACGCGGTCACGGTAGTTGCCACAGCATTGAATTGGGGACTCGCAGCATCAGCCACTGCAGCAAACACAGCTTTGACAATTGGTGTCGGCGCAGCTGCAATCGCAGCAGGTCTGGTCGTTGCTGCCGGAGCAATGGCAGCATTCAAGAAATCAACCGGATCAGCAGTCGAAACCATCAGACCAATCGGGCCTCAGCTCAGTGAGATCAACACTCAACTAGGCGGAACTGAAAAAGCTGCCGGCGGTGCTGGCGGAGCCATTGACAAGATGGCAGAAAAGATCAAGAAAGCGCGTGAAGAGCTGGCAAACCAGTTCACTGCAGCGCTTGACTCTGCAGCAGCGAAACTTGAAGACGCAAAGAAAGCTTATGACGACTTCAAGAACACGGTCGCCGAATCGGTTACTGGAGAGTTCTCAATCTCTGGTGCATCAGACGCTGCCAAAGAAGCCGGAACATCAATTCTCAACCAGCTCAATCAGCAGGCTCAAGGCGCAAAACAATTCGGCAAACAAGTCGAGCAACTGCTGTCCATGGGATTGTCCGAAGACGCGCTCAGGAAGGTCCTAGAGGCTGGTCAAGAGGCTGGTAGCGCAATTGCCACCGAACTCATAAACGGGGGCTCAGAAGCGATTACAGGGCCCAATGGGATCAATACGCTGGTCAGTGACCTCAACTATGTGGCGGATGCTTTAGGCACTTTGGCTGCAGACAAGTTCTATCAAGCTGGTGTCATGCAAGGCGAGCAGTATCTTGCCGGCGTGCAGTCAGCAATTCAAGCTGCAGAGAAGCTTCTCAAGAACCCGAATCTCAAGCTGGCAGATGTCAAAGGCATCGGAGCAAAGTTTGCAAACACGGTCAGCACAATCAGTCTTGCGCCTACATCGTCGCCAACATTCACCGGCGACACTTCCGGCATCATGGCAGAGCGTGGTGGCAACTCATACACAATCAATGTCAATGGCGGAGTCTTGACTAATGCCCAGACCGGCAAAGTCGTGATAGATGCAATCAAGAGCTTCAATCGCGCATCTGGCCCAGCTGACATTGCGGTCCGTCCGATAGCTGGCGCATACTGATGAGCGCATCGGTCATTCAGTCCGGCTCTTATTTGCTGGAAATTGATACAGGCTGGGACTCATCAAGCTTCGTGCTTGACTCAGCCACCAAAGGCATTCTTGACAACACGACCTATCCACTAGGGCCAACTACTGAGTTTGCAGATGTGACCAATGGTGTTCTTGATGTGTCAATCAGTCGCGGACGACGCGACATCGGAGACCAATTCGTCCCCGGCATTATGAACTTCACACTCAACGACCAGCTGGCGAACGGGGCCTTCAATCCGTTCAACACGGACAGTCCGACCTATGATCCTGCAAACAATGAACCAGGAATTGCGCCTATGCGTCGAGTGCGCTTCTACCGATACAACTCACTGAATGTCGCCGAATCACTCTTTCAAGGATTCATTGTCAATTATGATTATCAATTCAATTTGGATGGCAACGACCTAGTCAATATCCAAGCCATAGATGACCAGTATTTGCTTTCACAAGCATTCCTAGACGAATGGAATGTGGACGAAGAAATTGCATCCACGCGAGTCACAAAACTTCTCGCACTTCCAGAAGTAGATGCATTCCAAGGAGTCGGACAACAGTCAATAGAAACATCAGCAATCACACTCGGCGGCGCATCCGCATACACAGTGCCATCGGGATCCAATGCGCAGGGATATCTCAATGACATCATGGCAGCGGAACAGGGACGCGCGTTCGTGAATCGTTCTGGCGTGTTCACATTCCAAAAGCGCATCGGTGCAACACTTTCTGGAGCATCTGTGGACTTTGGCGACAACGACCCAGCGCACACTCCATACGATTCTGTGTCAATCAACTTCGGTGCGGACAAGGTCGTCAATCGCGCAAGCGTTACACATGCCGGCGCTACTGGACCAGAGACCGTTGATGATCTGGCAAGCCAATCCAAATACTTCATTCAAGCTGTCGCCTACACGGAAAGCCTCGTCCATAATGCGACCGCAGCGCTAGACCTTGCGACCTATCTAATACAGGGTGAACCGACTGCCACACTGACAAGCGTGAACACAAGCTTCCAAGCGCTTTCTACAGCCGAACGCGACGCAGTAGCAATCCTTGAAATTGGTGACACCATCAGCGTAGAAAAAAC